CGAAGAACCGCCTGCACAGAACATCAGCCCCATCAGATCGGTGACGGTCGATGAGATCCATGCTGTACCGGAGGAGGTTCTGGAAGCGGTGCGGTACAGCATCAGCGTGCTCGACAAGAATATCGAAGAAGCGAAACGTGCTCTTGCCATAAACCGCCTCAAAAAGGAAAAGATCGAGCAGTGGCTTGCAGAAGTGGGTGACGCACCATGACCTCCCGCTACAAAGCCAGTAAGGCTGACATTGAAAAAGCCCTCTACAGCTACTACGACGAAGTTGCAGACGGGCTCATCCGGCAGGCAGTGGCGATCTGCCTCTATGCTGCCCACCTGCAGGGCTGGCGCCGGATCCGCATCACAAGACTCTATGAGCTGCTGCTCGATACAATGCAGCTCCCGCCCGTGATGGGTAAGCAGCTTGTCGGTCAGGATCTGATGGATTTCCTCACCAAGGAGTATGGCATCGATTTTAACCGGTGCAGCGTCAACAAAGAATCGTTCCGAGAATTCAGAAAGAGGTGAGAATATGACCGCAGAAAGACTTGCAAATGAAGTGAAATACACCCTGTACAGCCTCGAGGAGCGGCGCATCAGAGCGTTTGCGGAGAGCTGGGGTATCCGGCTCCCGAAAGAACCGCATGCATTCTGGCGTGCTGTTTACGGGGCAATACTGGACATGCCCGATGCCCCGCAGCGGGTCAGACAGCAGGCAAAAGCTTGGATGGATAGGAATGGAGGTAATAAAAATGCGTGAGATTTTGTTCAGAGGGAAAACCTATGACGGAAAATGGGAACAGGGCGATTTACGACATGGCGGTTATATTCACAATGATAGCGAAACATACATTATGCGGGCTGATGTCGCATTGCACAATATCCCTGTTGACCCTAAAACCCTCGGCCAGTACACCGGACTTGTCGACAAGAACGGGAAGAAGATTTTCGAGGGGGATCTGGTGAGGTTTGTAAACCCGGAAACGGGTGAGCTTTCCGAAGAGGTTCAGGAAGTCGTCTGGGATGATGAGCAGGCGTGCCTCCTACTGCTACTGCGTGAGACAGGATACAAGGAAGAGTTTGACGGTGTGCCGCACTGGTATGTCGTTGTTGGCAACATCCACGACAATCCCGAACTGTTGAAAGGAGAATGAACATGAATAAGGCAAATCTTATTAAAGATAGCACGGAACTGAGAAAAGCAATCGCCGAAAATCCTGAATTACCTATTGTTGTAATGGTGGGCAGAGAAGCGGTGTGCGATGACTATGGTTACACATACTGCGAGGTTGTCAGATGTGCAGTCGGTGAGATCCTTGATTGCGATGTACCGTGGAGTGAGGAAGTATACAGCGACAAGGACGATTTCGAAGAAGATCTGGCAGATTATCTTTGCGTGAGTGATAAATGCTATGCACAAATGTCGGATGAAGAATTTGAAAAGATTCTTGAAAAGAAAAAAGCAGAATATGAACCTTACTGGAGTAAGGCGATTATCGTGACAGCGGATAACTACTGAAAGGAGAATGAACATGAAAGTAAAAGTTGAAATGGCACCCGAAGAAATAATCGTAGCAGTAAAATGCTACGAAGAACTCAAAGCCTACCGTGCGACAGGCTGCACCCCCGAACAGGTCAGCGAGCTGGAGGATCGGCACCACAGCGAGTGCATGCAGATCGCACGGTATGACGACCGGATCAAGGCACTGGAGGGTAGGATCGACAGGCTCAAGGGTATCATTGATGGGCTGATGGGGTATGTGGGGGGTGATGGAAAATGCGGCTGATTGATGCGGATGAGATGGTACTGATTGAGTCGGAGGCGTACATGGAAGCACAGCTCAAAGTGGGCGAATTGACTCGGAAGGTGAACGAAGTCGTACACATGAAGTTTCTGCGATTGATTGCAGACACTCCGACAGCAGAAATTGCGCCTCAGTGGATACCTTGCAAGGACAGATACCCTGATGAGGATGTGGTTGTGCTTGCATATACAGTGAACACCGACAACCAAAGAATTGAGATTGTTGTTGCATACTGGAACAACGAAGAAGGCTGGTGGTTGAATTTTAGGGATGAGAATCTGTCGGATTATTATCTCGATGTCACCCACTGGATGCCGCTTCCCGAACCGCCCGTGGAGAGGAAGGACGGTGAAAGAAAATGACTGATGTTGAAAAGGCAATTGCAATGGCTTATACAGGGGTGTGTTTTCTGCAAGGGGATAAGCTGAAAGTGTTTTATGACTATGCAAAGACACTTATGGGACGTGCAGTGTATACCCACGAACTCCCGAGCATTGCGGAAGAACTGAAAGAGAAATCAAGACCGGATTTCATGAGGCTGTGTGAAGAGGAAACTAAACCCATAACCCATGCAAGATGGGAAAAGGTCGGAGAAATTGGTAGTGCGTACCGCTGTACCAACTGCAGATCGATTATCAGCATGTACGGAAGTGCACAAACGCCGGATGCGGTGGGATGGTATCATTGCAATCATTGCGGTGCAAAGATGGACGGTGCGCCATGACCTGCCGCGACTGCCAGTATTACAAACGCCGCTGCTTAGACCGCTTCCGGGAGATGCCGTGCAGGGGGTTCAAGCCGAAGGGAGGAGATACCAATGACACTGACCGAGTTGTCGCAGCTTCACTATCTGCAGAAGGAGATCGCACACGACGAGGAACGGATTCGGATGATCCGGGAACAGGCATGCAGCACAGCAGTCAGCACGGACGGGATGCCAAAAACAAGCAGCGGTAGATCAAAGGTGGCGTATGCAGGGGAAAGCATTGCGGACCTTGAAACCATGATCAAACGCCGGCAGGAACTGTGCATTCTCGAAGAAAAGCGCATCCGGCAGTACATTGACAGCATTGAGGACAGCAGAACCAGACTGATCTTCACCTGCCGTTTCTGTGATCTCATGACGTGGAATCAGGTGGCGGACGTGATCGGCGGCAACAATACGGAGGATTCTGTCAAGAAAATTGTATACCGTCATCTGAAACGGGAATAAAGTTGTCCCACATGTCCCGAATAGGTGTGCTATAATAATATCATAGAAAAGCAACGGAAGCATACAGACCAGCTTTTCCGTGCAGAGCTGACCCACAACAGCCCTGCACGTTCGGGCTTCCGGCGGCGTTCGTAGTAACGTTTCCTTTCCTCTTGCCGTCCGGAGGACAGACCGGATGGCAGTATGTGCCAGACGGCTCACGGAGAAGTACAATCCGTTGCAGGTTTGACTCCTGCAGGCGCACCAATGTTTTTCTTTCCATTGATTTGGCTCCTATCAAGATGCACGAAGGCTCTGATCGTTTCGGATGGTCAGGGCTTTCGTGTTGTCATTTTATCCAGATTATGCAGAGGTGGTGGTATTGAATGAAAAGAATCTGATTCCCGCAGCGCACAAGTTAACTGTCGAGGAACAGTCGAAGGGCGGTAAGGAATCAGTGAAGTCCCGCCGCCGTAAAAAGAATACAAAGCAAAAGCTTCAGCTGCTGCTGTCTCTCCCCTGCCATGACGACTGCTTCCATGATATTGCGGCTCTCGGTGTTGATTATGATGACATTGACAACGAGATGGCAATGCTCACTGCTCTCTATCAGAAAGCCTGTACTGGCGATGTACAGGCAGTCAAAGCAATCTACAGCATCCTGGGCAAGGATCATGCTGCCGCAGAGCTTGCCATCCGTAAGGAGGAACTCAGGCTCAAAAAGGAACAGCTCCGGAGCGGTGCATCCGGTGAGGCAGAGCTTCCGAAACTATTTGAGGCATTGATGGATGGTGACAGCGAATGACATTTGAAAATCTCTCCCGAAAGCAGAAGCAGGTTTTCCGCTGGTGTTACAAGCCGGATGCCTATGCGCTGATCTGTGACGGCTCCGTCCGATCGGGTAAAACTGCGGCGATGTCATGCAGCTTCATCCTCTGGGCGATGCAGTGCTTCAATGGTGAGAACTTCGGCATCTGCGGCAACACCGTACAGGCAGCAGAGCGCAATATCATCACGATCATTCAGCAGATGACCGATATCACACACTATTTCAAGCTGAAGTATCTCGGCAGCAAGTATATCCTGACCGTATCCGGCGGCGGCAAAGAAAACCATTTCTACGTCTTCGGCGGCAAGGATGAATCCAGCTACAAGCTGGTGCAGGGCATCACGCTTGCCGGGATCCTGTTCGATGAAGTCGCACTCATGCCGGAGAGCTTCGTGCAGCAGGCCATCGCCCGTACACTCTCTGTGCAGGGAGCGCGGCTCTGGTTCAACTGCAACCCCGATTCACCGGAGCATTGGTTCTTCAAGGAGTGGGTACAGCCATCGGACAGCGGCGAACGCACAGACGTGTTGCATATCCACTTCGAGATGCAGGATAATCCCATCATGACACCGGAAAAGATCGAAAAGACCGCTTCCCTGTTCCACGGTGTTTTCTATGACCGCTACATCCTCGGTCTGTGGGTTGTGGCAGAAGGTCTGGTCTATCCCGGCTTCCGGCGGATGGAGCATGTGTTCAGCGGTGCTGCACCCTGCGGTGATTATTTCATCAGCATCGACTACGGCACGATGAATCCGACCTCCATGGGACTTTGGGTCAGAACGGCGGACGGTCATGCCTACCGTATCCGTGAAAGCTATTACGACGCACGGAAGAAGGGATTCTCCCGCACGGATGAGGAACACTATGCAGCTCTGGAACAGCTTGCAGGAGATCTTCCAATCCAGTCTGTGATTGTGGATCCGTCCGCAGCAAGCTTCATTGAGTGCATTTACCGGCACGGTGTATTCCGTGTCGCAAAAGCGGACAATGCCGTGATGGATGGCATACGGGATACAGCTGCACTGCTTGGCCTCGGCAGGCTGCATTTTGCGGAGGGCTGTGAGGACATCCTCCGTGAATTCGGGCTGTACCGCTGGGATACAAAAAACACAGAAGGCGATGACAAAGTGATAAAATCAAACGACCACGCAATGGATGACATGAGATATTTCGTCAGAACAGCCATGTGGCGTGTTCTGCAGGAGGTGAGAAGATCATGATTGATGCAAATGAGATTGCAGGCGCACTGAAGCTCCCATGCCTGTCATCCGGCAGGATGCAGGAGGCATTGGAGCTCTGGGAATCCATGTACCGTGACGAAGCAGATTGGGTAAAGCAGCGGATCCGTTCCCTGAAGCTGCCTTCTATTGTGGCAAAGGAACTGAAGCGGCTGACGCTCAAGGAACTGAATGCTTCCGTCAGCGATGCGGAACTCGATGCTGCATTTCAGAAGTTCCTGCCCCTCCTGCGCCGGCAGCTGGATCATGGACTTGCAATGGGCGGGCTGCTGCTCAAACCATACTGGACGCAAACCGGTATTCATGTGGATCTTGTACCGCAGAACCAGTATCTCCCGATCAGCTTCACGGACGACACTTGCGATGCAGCAGCATGTCCGGAAACGATGACGATCGGAAGTACGAGCTATACTCGTGTGGAGATCCACACCTATGACCGTGTAAAGCAGACCCATATGATCGAAAACCGTTGTTTCCGTTCTGACAATCCCGCATTTCTTGGCAGGGAGTGCAGCCTGCAGGAAGTACCGGCATGGGCAGGTATGCTTCCGAAAAAAGTCTTCCACAATGTGAAGCAGCCGCTATTCTCCGTATTCCAGGTGCCGGATGCAAACAGCATCGACCCGGATTCCCCGCTCGGTGTATCGGTCTTTGCGGATGCTGTCCCCTTCATCCGTGATGCGGATCAGCAGTGGGAGCGCATTCTCTGGGAGCTGGAGTCCTCGGAACGTGCGATTGACGCCTCGGAGGATTTTTTCAGGTTCAATCCCGATACAAAAAAACCGGAGCTTCCGCACGGCAGAGAACGCATGTATCGTGTATTCAACACCAATCCTAATAAAAATGACCAAATCTTCAGTACGTTTTCACCAGAGATCCGTGATGTGTCCTGTTTCAATGCCTTCAATCAGATGCTCCGCCGGATCGAATCCGCATCGGGACTGGCATATGGTACATTGTCTGAGGTCAATGACACAGACAAGACGGCGGAAGAAATCAAGGCATCAAAGCAGCGGAGCTATGACAGGGTGCATGACATTCAGGAGAATCTCCGGGCTGCAGTGGAGGGCGCAGTCTACGGCATGCAGTATCTGCGGGATTATTATGAGAACCGCAGAGGCGGCGAATGCACGCTGACCTGTACATTCGGTGACGGCATCCTGGAGGATACCGACAAGGAATTTGCACGCCGGATGCAGATGGTGACAGCGGGACTGCTATCCAAAGAAGAACTGCTGAAGTGGTATTTCTCCTGCGATGCGGGAACAGCACAGGCAATGATGCCGAAGTCCGATGCACTTTTCGGAGGTGGTACACCAGATGCTGACACCCTCCGAGTATGACCGCCTGTGTGATCAGCTGACCATCCTCTATGCAGCACTCGATGAATCCATCATCGAGGACATCACAAGGCGGATGCTGAAAACCGGACGTGTCACAGATGCAGCAAGATGGCAGGCACAGCAGCTCCAGCAGGCAGGCATGCTCTATGAGGATGTGCTCGCAGAGATCGCAAAGCGCACCGATGCCACGCAGGCGCATGTCCGTGCGCTCTTTGAGGATGCAGGCGTGCAGGCCATCCGGAATGACAACCGCTACTACAAAGCGGCAGGTCTGGAGGGCATTGTGAAGATGTCCGATGCGGCCTTGCAGACGCTGCATGCGGGCTTTGTGAAATGTGCAGGCAATCTGCAGAACCTGACACTCACCACGGCAAATACGGCACAGCAGGCCTATATACAGGCCTCCGACCTTGCCTATATGCAGGTGACGACCGGTTCAATGGATTACAACACCGCCATCCGCCATGCGATCCGCTCGGCAGCAGATGAGGGCAGCTTTGTCCTCTATCCGTCCGGTCATCGTGACAGGCTTGATGTGGCAGTCCGGCGTGCAGTGCTGACGGGTGTCGGACAGACAGTGCGGCAGCTCTCTCTGATCAATGCAGAGGACATGGGCTGTGATCTGATGGAGATCACAGCACACGGCGGTGCACGTCCATCCCATGCGGAATGGCAGGGCAAGATCGTGAGCCGGTCAGGGCGCAGGGGCTACCTCACCTTGCATGACATCGGCTACGGCAGGGGCGATGGCTTCGGCGGATGGAACTGCCGGCATGACTGGCACCCGTTCTTTGAGGGAATCAGCCATCGAGCCTATACGGACGCACGCCTGCGTGAACTGGAAGAACCGCACACGGAGATTGACGGCAAGAAATACACGGACTATGAGGTCACACAGATGCAGAGGGCATTGGAACGGAATATCCGGAAGCAGAAGCGGCAGGTCGCTGCGGCGAATGCCATGGTCGAATCCGCACCGGATGAAGCACTGCGGCAGGCGGCACAGGCTGATTTCACGAGGGAATCTGTGAAGCTCAAAGCGGCGGAGCAGGAACTGAAGAACTTCTGCAAACAGACAGGATTCCTGCCGGATACGTCCCGTGTGTGGGTCAATGGATTTGGCAGGAGTGTGTCGCAGAAGGCGGTACATGCGAATAAAACGAACTTGACTTTCAAGGATTATCATGATATAATATCCTTGAGAGGAACTTTATCCGACAGAGATACAAGAGCGTGGTATCTTGCTCATGACAGGATGATCCCTGATCTGATTGACAGATCCAAAACGATAGAAGAACAGGCAAGACAAGCATGCGATCTACGCAACCAATTCCGCACACAAGCAAGAGAACTGATGGCGGATCAAGAAAAGCGCAGGCAGCTTGACATCACGGATCCAAACCGTAGCTTTGAGGAGCTAATCGCTGATAAGATGCAGCGCAAAGGATTGTCCCGTGAGGAAGCCATTGCTGACGTCCTGCAGACAGCAACAAAAACCAGAGCATCCGTTAACAAAATATTAGGATTGGAGTGAGAATGATGTTTGAATATGCAATCTGCAACCAGCCGGATCAAAATATCTTCCAGAGGCAATGTGCTGCGCTTGAGAAGCGCATCCCCGAAATTCACAAAGGGAAATTACTTAAAGATGTGGATGGCTCTCAGACACAGCTCTATTCCATTGACGGGAAGCAAGTAGAGGTGCACCACAGCTATTATATCGGGGCTGTATATGTAACCTCTGAAATCGATTTGACCCCATATTTCCATTAAACCGCTTTGAATCATCAAGGCGGTTTTCTTATACCCCAAATCAGAAAGGAAGACCATACAATGAGAGAATTGAACACCATCCAGAAGCGTGAAAAGCTGAATCGTGTGTTTGCCGCCGATGAAACCGGCACTGGAAACGCAAACCACGAATATGACATCTATCCTGCACAGAATTTCTCAGAGGACACAGAACCTCTGCTCTGCATCCAGTTCCAGCACGGCGCACGCAAAGAGCCGGACAGCATCCACGGCCTACTGGACACAGAGCTGCTGGAGATCGTCCGTGACAGATTGCGTGGATTCCAGAGTGGGCAGTTCGCCTGCCGTGAGAATGCTTGTGCGCTCACGCACATCGAAGAAGCCCTCATGTGGATGAATCGTCGTGTGGAGGACAGGATCGAGCGTAATGTGCTCGGCACAGAAAAGGAGTAACCCATGGACACCGTCACAAAAGAAGTCTACCGTGAATACCTCTGCACCAGAATGAAGCAACTGACAGAACACATGATGAATCTGCCGGCTGGGAATGATACACTGAAACTGCATCTGGAGATCCAGCGTGACATGGATTTCGTCATGCAGCAGCTCTGGATCATCGATAACGAAACGGAGGAATGACACCATGCACAAACGGCTGAAGATACCTTAGTTCATACATGGAAAGCGCCTGCAAGGGCGCTATTTTTATACCCAAACGCAAACAGAAAGAAGGTTTTACTATGATCGACAAGAAACTGCTCAAGGAGCTGGGCATCACGGATGAGGCAGTCGTGACACGTCTCACATCCATCTACAATGCCGACATCCAGACCGAAAAGGACGCTGCTGCTGCTCTGCAGACACAGCTCACTGAAGCCAACACCGCCATCCAGTCTTTCAAGGACATGGACATTGACGGCATCAAGAAATCCGCCGACGACTGGAAGCAGAAAGCCGAAGCCGCAGAGGCAGAACGTAAGGCTTTCGAGCATCGCACGAAGCTGTCCGCATTCGTCAAGGGTCTGCATCTGCGTGATGACATCTATGAAGCGCATGTCACGAAGCTCCTCGAAGAGAAGGGGCTGAAGTTCGACGGTGACAAGCTCATTGGCGGCGATGATGTGGTGCAGGCGTTCCGTGAATCCCATGCGGATGCGTTCCAGCCCGACAAGTCCGAACAGGCTGCCGCTCCGACTTCCGGCAGCGCACCTGAAACCATGACAGGTGTTGAGAAGCGGTTCTATTCCAGGAATCCGCATCTTGTACCCAAGAATTAAAGGAGGATGCCCGAGGTGTGAGGCTGGATGATGCCCGAACCCGAGTGGTATTCTGACACAAGATCTAAAGGAGGAAAATGTAAATGCCTACAAATCATGAATCCCAGAAGAGATATTCCAGACTTGTCCTGGAAAAGGTTCGTTCCGAATGTGTGCTGGCCGACGGTTTCGTATTCAACAATGACTACGAGGGCGATCCCACCGCAGGTGCAGTCAAGATTCCCGTCCGTGATGATGAGGTTGCCGTTTCCGACTATGACAAGGCAAACGGCATTGAGGTGACCCACGGTGCCACGACCTATACCACACTTGTCATCGATAAGGACAAGGCGATCAATGAGCTGATCGACGGCTATGATGCAGAATCCGTGCCGGATGAACTGGTTGCGGACAGACTTGACAGCGGCGGCTATTCCCTCTCCCGTCAGCTGGATACGGACGGTGGCACTGTCCTGCTTGCAGGCTCCACACCGCTGAATGTGACGGCTCTTGCAAAGGACAACATCTATGATACCATCGTGGACATCCGCAAGGAAATGAGCAAGGCGAACATCCCCGATGACGGTAAACGTTATCTTCTGGTCGTGCCGGATGCGTTCGCACTGGTACTCAAGTGCCCCGAATTCATCTCCGCCTCCGAGCTTGGTGATGAAGTCAAGCAGACCGGTGCGGTCGGCAAGATTGCCGGCTTCCTTGTCAAGGAGTGGAACGACACCACCGCAAATCTTGCCATGCTGGCAGGTCACCCGAAGTTTGCGACCCGTGCAATGGAGTGGAAGGTCGCAGTGCATGTACAGGATCTGAAGGGATCCGGCAAGTATATCGGCGCATGCGCTGTGCAGGGACGTAATGTCTACGGTCACAAGGTTCTGCGCTCCAAGGCCATCCGCTCTGTCTATGCGCCCGGCTCTCTGACAATCGGTCTGGCAGCCGGTGAGACAGCCGGCACCACCATTGCGACCATCTCCGCAGGCAATACGGGCACAACCTATGCCTACAAGCTGAATCCCGCAAGCCGTGTGGCATTCGGTATGACAACGGCAGCCTACGGCGGTACAACACTGACCTCCGGTACAACGGAGATCACAGCATCCGAAGGCGATGTGATCGAGATCGTCAACCTCAGCTCCGGCAAGGTCGTATCCGTTGGTTATGCGGCAGTCGGTGCGAATCATATTGCGGCGGAAGCAGCTGCATCTGAATGATGATGTATCCTGACTACGACTATTATACAGAGGACTACGGCGGTGCGATCGTTCCGGAGGAATTCTGGAAGCGTGCCGCTGGCAGTGCTTCCGATTATCTGAATGCAGTGACATTCGGCAGGCTTGAAAACGGCATTCCGGGAAAGTACGGTACAAAGGTCGCACGCTGCCTGTGTGAGATGGCGGAGCAGATCTGGATCACTTCCCTCTCCGCAGCGGCGGATGCATCCGGAGAGCCTGCTAAGGCATCGGAGAGCAACGGCGCATACAGTGTGACGTACCGCAGTGCATCGGAGGGCATCTCCGCACAGCTGCATGGAGACACTGCAGGATTGGAGGATCTTCTGCTGCACATCTGCAGGAAGCATCTCTCCCGCACCGGTCTTCTGTACAGAGGAGTGTGACAGCATGTTCACGAACCAGAAAGCATGTACCATCTACGAAAAGACGGTGCAGAACCGTGCACCGACCTACATCAGACATACCACCGGTGCGGTGTACTGGGAGGAATCGGATGCACAGGCACAGTCGAACACATCCAGGACGGATGCGGGTGCGGTGTTCTGCTCCGTGCCTGTGAAATCGCTTACAGGCTATCTCCCGAAAAAGGACGACCGCATTGTGAAGGGCATCTGTGAGGCACAACAGCCTCCGAAGGATGCATATACCATCATGAGTGTCAAGGATTTCCGGTATGGTTCACTTGCGGTGCAGCATATCGAAATCACTGCAGAGTAGGAGGGATTGCATGCTGCGATTCACAGGCATCAGCTTTGACCCGAATTTTCAGCGGAACATCGAACAGAACTTCCGGCAGGCACAGAAGTACATTGACAGCGAAGCCCTCCGGCACTGCGATCCGTATGTGCCCATGCTGACCGGCACAATGAAAAAGAGCGGCCTCTCGGGCACGGTTCTCGGCTCCGGTGAAGTAAAGTACACTGCCCCCTATGCAGAGCGGCAGTATTATCTCAATGCAGGGCACGGCAAGGAAGGGCTGGATGCCTCCGGCGGCGTCAAGGGACTGCGCGGTAAGTACTGGTTCGAACGTATGAAGGCGGATCACAAAGACGAAATTCTGAGGGGGCTGAACACGTTCCGATGAAACCATTGATTGAATGCGTGCGGGAATATGTGATGACTTTCCCCGCACTGAAGGACGGGCTGCTGCTGGTGGATTATCTCGGCAGTACGGCAGTGGAGTACACAGTGGAAGCTGTGCCATCCTCACCCATTTTCAAGCAATACACCGACGGGGGCTGCATGAAGCAGTTCCTTTTTCTATTCGCAAGCCGTGAGTATTACAGTGCGGATGTGAATCAGTGCATCGAGAATCTTGCATTCTATGAGCATTTTCAGGACTGGGTCCTGGAGCAGAACAGAGAGGGTATCCTCCCCGATCTGGATGGGCGTTCCCCTGTCAGCATTGAAGTGCTGACGGGAGGCTATGCCTTTGACTGTGATGGCAGCACGGCACGGTATCAGATTCAGCTTCGGCTGATTTACGAAGACAAGGAGTGATTTATATGGCAGCAAAGATTACACCCAGACACAAGATGCTGGGATTCTATGGCGTTCCGGTGACGAATGGAGACACGACCGAGATCACCTATACCAGAATGCGCAAGTTCACCCAGCTCTCCCAGAGCAAGAACCCCATCGAGTACAACCGTCAGTATGTGGATGAGCAGTTCCAGCAGACGGATGTGATGGGCTATTCTCCCACAATTGACTATGCATTCGACCGCCACAGCGGCTATCCGATGCAGGAAGACATCATCAAGATCAGCGATGAAGAGCTTGTCGGTGAGGATGCAGTGCGCTCCATCATTCTGGTGGACACGGAAACGGGCAAGGCCATCAAGCGTGACTATTCCGTCATTCCGAACACGGAGGGTGACAACATCAACATCTACACCTACTCCGGCACACTCAAGTGCAGGGGCGAGAAGGTGCACGGCACAGCCACCAGCGAGGACAACTGGCAGACTGTGACATTCACGGAATCGACTGACTGATGCAAGGAGGTATTGAGCCTATGAGCCAAGCGAAAAATTGGGAAATTAACGGCGTATCCCTGACACTCGATCTGGAGGATGCGGATGTGCTGGAACGCTATGAGGATGCCTTTGCCTCGATGGAGCGGGAGGAAATGCACCTTCCCAAGGATGGCAAGGCATCCGCACGGATCCGAGCCTATTGTGAGATGTACCGGCATCTGTATGATCACATCTTTGGTGATGGCACAGCAGAGAAGATCTTCGCAGAAAAGCCAGTGAATGCAGCTGTATATGACGAAGTATATGGTTGTTTCCTGGAATTTGTCCGTACACAGCTTACAGAAAGTGCCAAGAGGCGCGGTGAAGCCCTGGGCAAATACCGTCCGAACAGAGCACAGAAGCGTGCCACACTCAAAAAGATCGGCAAGTTATGATGAATCTGCTGTATGAGCCGCTCCCCGACTGTATCCAGGCGGGTGGGCGGCTGATTCCGGTGCTGACCGATTTCAGGGAATGGATCCGATTTGCGGATATGATCGCGGATCCGGAACTTTCCGACACAGAAAAACTGTGTCTGATGCGTGAATGGCTGGACGAACCGGAATGCATTACGGAAGAGATCGTGAACGCTTTGTATGCGTTTTACAGAGCGGACGCACTGGAGCCGGATCCACTGCATGAGGATGAGAAAAACGAAGTCGATGGAGAAAAGCAGCAACCGCTTCCATCGGCTCCCGTATTCTCATGGAGTGTGGATGCAAGATTCCTTCTGGGAGATTTCAGACGGTACTATGGTATAGATCTGCTTGAGACCGGATATTTGCACTGGTGGGCATTCAAAGCTTTATTTGCAGCACTGCCGGATGAAAGCCAGTGCCAGAAGAGAATTGCCTATCGTTCTGTCAATCTGTCCGATATCAAGGACAACAAAGAACGGGAACGCATCCGTCGGATCCAGCAGAGAATTGCACTGCCGTTTGAGTACGATGACGAAATGATCGGCGAAATGCTGGGAGGGATGATGTGATAAGGAAACCTTCTCTGGAACGAAAATGGCTGCTCTGCCCACGCTGCGGAGCAAAAACCATTCTGTATGACAACACAGCCTGCTGCGCCGGTGTGTATATTAAATGCACACGGGGCTGCAAGCTCGAATTTGAAGTAAAGATTGAACACGGAAAAGTAATGCACTGATGAGCCTATGAGCCGCATTCACAACCTGTCTGACTGAGGTGATGAATATGGGCTTTGACGGCACATTGAAATTTGATACAGCAATTGACAAAACCGGCTTCCAGATCGGCCTTGGCAATCTGGGCAGTCTTGCAAAGGCAGGCATGTCAGCGGTTGCATCCGCTGTGACTGCCGGTGCCGCTGCAGCCAGTGCCGGCATTGCGGCGATCGGCAAACAGGCACTCGACGCCTATGCCGATTATGAACAGCTGATCGGCGGTGTGGAAACGCTCTTCAAGGAAGCGTCCTCCATTGTACAGGGCTATGCAGAAAACGCCTACAAGACGGCGGGCATGTCGGCGAACGCCTACATGGAAAACGTCACCAGCTTCTCCGCTGCCCTGATCAATTCGGTCGGCGGTGATACGGCGGCGGCCGCTGAAAAGGCCAATATGGCACTCTCGGATATGTCCGACAATGCCAA